CGTCCGCCTGGAGCGGCTGGCCGGCGGAGTGGTGGACGCCAGCGTGGGGGAACCAGCTGAACAGGCTGTCGGGGACGGCGTGGACGTGCCTGGATTTGAACACGTCGGTGTTGTCGACGATGCCGCCGTATCTGGTGGGCGCGTCGCCGACGTTGAATGCGGATTGGCTGCGAAACCCGAACCCGGACATTTACAGTTCGTGGGAGGAGTTCGCCCGCCAGCTGTTCTGGGATTACCAGGCTGCCGGTGAGGCGTTCGTGCTCGCGACAGCGTGGTATGCGACGGGGTGGCCGTCCCGGTTCCATGTCGTGCCGCCCTGGTTCGTGAACGTCGAGATGGACACGGGTAGGCGTCGGTACACGATCGGGCCGTTGGACGTGACCAGCGACATCCTGCATATCCGGTACACGTCGACGGTTGACAACGCTCGCGGCGTCGGGCCGTTGGAGGCCGGCCGCTACAACCTGATCGCCGCTGACGTGCTGGCGAGATACGCGACGACGTTGGCGTCGAACGGGTTGATCCCGTCCAGCATCCTGGAGGCGCCGGTTGACCTGTCGCCGGAGCAGGCGGCCGGCATCCGCGACGACTGGGTCGCGCAACGGACAGCGAACCCGGGGTTCCCGGCGGTGCTAGCCGGTGGCCTGAAGTGGACACCCACCCAGCTGAACCCGAAAGACCTCGCTTTGCTGGAGCTGTCGCAGTACAACGAGTCGCGGATCGCGGTGCTGTTGGGGGTGCCGCCGTTCCTGGTTGGTTTGCCGTCTGGCGGCGACTCGATGACGTACTCGAATGTGCAGTCGATCTTCGACTATCACTGGCGGGCCGGCCTGAGGCCGAAGGCGCAGACGGTGATGAGCGCGCTGTCGGGGTGGGCGCTGCCACGCGGGACGGTTGTTGAGTTGAACCGCGACGCGTATGTGCAGCCGGGCCCGTTGGAGCGGGCGCAGACGGCCCAGATTCTGAACGCGATCGTCGACGCGGACGGCAACCCGGTGCTGACCGTGCAGGAGATCCGCGCGTCCGAACGGTTCGACAATTCGACACCGCAAGACCTAGCCAGCGGGGTGCTGAAATGACAGTCGCCGTCGTCGAAGCAATGGTTGAGATCAGGTCGGGTGACGGCTACCAGGTCGCCGACGTCAACTTCCCGAAACGGCTCGTCACCGTTGTCGCGATGCCGTATGAGCGGCCAACCGAGATCATCGACCGTGGCCGCGTGTTCACTGAGGTCGTGTCCAGGGGCGCGTTCGATGGGATCGAGAAACGCACCAGCAAGATCCGGGCGAACCGTGACCACTCGTGGGACAAGCCGGTCGGGAAGATCACCGGTCTGCACTCATCCCGGAAGGATGGCCTCGTCGCCGAGGTGAAGATCTCGCAGACGACGCTCGGCACCGAGACGCTCGAGCTGTGTGAGGACGACATCTTGTCGGCGTCGGCCGGGTTCGGTTTGTTGCGCCGCGACGACGGACGCGTCTGGGACGACGCCGAGGTGTGGGAACGGAACCGCACCGTCCGCCGGCTGAACCGACTGTTCCTCGACCATGTCGCGTTCGTGCCGAACCCCGCCTACCCGGACGCGACCGTCATCGACGTCAGGCAGGTGGCGGCAACGGTTCCCGTCGACGCCACCCCGAACCGTGACCGGCTCGCGCTCCAGCTCGTGATCGAGCAGCAGCGCGCCCTGTATGAGCAGCTGAACAGCCGGTACGTCCGGTAGAGTTTCGGGTGCGAGTTAGCAGGCTCCTCAGCCGTTAGAGACCAAACCGCAGGGCGGGACGGCTGTAGCAGGGGTTAGGCGCTCGAGCAAAAGAACCCGCGTGGTTCTTGCGTTCGCGTTTCCCCGGAAGGAGCCCAACTCATGGGTGCTACTGACCAGATGATCGCCCGCTACGTGCAGGAGATCGAGGAGCGGCAACAGTTCATCGACGGGATCTTCACCGCCGCCGACGGCAAAGACCTCTCCGACGAGCAGATCGAGCTCGTCCAGGACACCAAGAAGCGGATGGAAGAAGTCAACAGGAAAATCGAGCCGCTCGTCGAGATGCGCCGCATCTCGGGTGACAGCGCGAACCGGGTCGCGGAGATCGCCCGCTACATGCAGAACACGCCGGCACGGCCGACAGAGGTTGAGTACCGGTCGGCGGGCGCGTACGTCCTCGACGTCTGGAAAGCCGGTTTGGGCGCCGACGAGGCCACCGAGCGGCTTGGCATCTACAACCGCGCCGCCGCCCACCAGACCACGTCGGACAACCCCGGCCTGCTGCCGGAGCAGATCCTGGGGCCGGTCATCAACTTCGTCGACGAGTCGCGGCCGCTCACCACGGCGCTCGGGCCGCGGAACCTGCCGTCGGGGTCGTGGTCGCGGCCGAGGATCACGCAGCACACCAACGTTGCCGCCCAGGCCGGTGAGAAAACCGAGCTCGTCAGCCGCAAGATGACGATCGCGAAGCTGCCCGTGACGGCTGTCACATACGGAGGCTATGTCAACGTCTCGAGGCAGGACATCGACTGGACGTCGCCGTCGATCATGGACATCGTCATCAGTGACCTGGCCGGCTACTACGCCCAGGTCACCGAGGCCGCGCTCGGCTCCGCCCTGGTGGGAACGGCGTCGGCTGGCGCGGATCTGCCGGGGACGCCCACCGCGAACGACGTGTCGGTCGCCGTCTGGGGTGCCGCAGGCAGCGTCTACGCCGCCACCAAGGGTCAGGGCCGACTTATCATCGCCGCGCCACCGTCGATGCTCGGCGTCATCGGGCCGCTGTTCGCCCCCGTCAACCCGAGCAACGCGTTCTCGACCGGTTTCAACGCCGGCCAGTTCGGCACGGGCGCGATGGGAGCCATCTCGGGGATCCAGGTCGTCGTCACGAACGGGTTGGCGGCCGACGAGATGCTCGTCCTCTCCTCGGCGGCGGTCGAGGTGTACGAAGACCGCGTCGGCAGCCTCCAGGTTGTTGAGCCGTCGGTGCTGGGTGTCCAGGTCGCGTATGCGGGCTACTACGCGCCGCTGGTGGTCGAGCCGACCGGAATCATCAAGATCGTCAAATGAGCACCTACGACGCACCGAACCAGCAGGTAGTCCGCCCCGACGGGTCAGCGCCGTGGGACGAGGGCGACGGCGGCACAGGCGGCGAAACGGCGCAGCCGACCAAGAGGCTTGGTCGGCCGCCGAAGCAGCCCGAGCCGGAGGAGACGACGCCGGACGAGAACCAGTAGTGGTCGCGATCAGGAGTACCGGTGGCGGCCCGATGTCGCTGACTGACCTCACCGACGTCACCGGTATTCCTGGTCTCGGCCAGTCGCCCGTGTCTGACGGCTCCGATTCGTTCCCGCTAACCCACATCGTCACCGAGACCGACCTCGCCGCTGTTCTCGGTTCCGTCCGGATCGTCGTGCCGATCACCGCCAACCAGATCCGTCATGTCGGCGACACCCCTGTTGAGCTGATCTCCGCCCACGATGGCGCGGTCGTCTGGCCGGTCGCCGCCCGCCTGTTCGCGCTACCCGGCAGCCCCTACCAAATGAACACGCTCTACCTTTATCCCGGCGACCCCGCCTGCTTCGGCGACTCGAACAACGCGTGGGGCGAGTTCGGTGAGGCATTGGCCGCCCCCGGCACATGCGAGTTCGCCGACATGAACACCGGCGGGATCCCGTACCTGGCCGCTGTCGGGAAGCCGCTCGTGCTGTTCGGCGACGGCTACGACTTCGCCGACGGCGACGGTGCCGCGATCATGAACGTCGTCTACTCCGTCGTGGCGGTATGAACGTCCCGCCCGTCTTTCCGTACGAAGCGGTGTTCCAGTCGGGCGTCACCGGACTCGTCGGAACGGTGGCGCTCGGACTCCTCGACAACCAGGGCGCCTACACCGACGCCCTGTCGACCGCCGACATCATCGAGACGCCCGCCGGCTCCGGTGTCTACGTCGCCAACCGGACAAGCCCCGACACGGAGGGGCAATACACGCTGATCTGGACGATCGACGGCACCACCGCGCCCGGCTCGGTGACGGTCGAGGAGTTGTTCGTCACGTTCAGCACGCCCGGCACCGTCTACGGGACAGTTGACGAGCTCGCCCGCATCCTCCAGATCAGCAGCCCAACCGTCGACCAGACCGCCGCCATGACCCGCTGCCTACAGGCGGCCAGTTACGAGGCGGACGCGTTCATGGCCCGTTCGTCGCCGCTCAGCGACGGCCGCCAGATCCAGCTCGCGACCGAGGTTGTGTATGAGCGGGCGCGGGAGCATTGGCAGCAGCAGGAGGTTTCGTTCGGGATCTGGAACGACGCCGCTGGCGCGCTCGTGATCGGCCGCGACACGTGGGCCCGCCACGGCCTCAAACTGCTGCCGCTCCGGCAGCACTTCGGGCTCGCCTAGATGCCTAGGGCGTTCGCGCCGCCGTCGGAGATCCGCACCAGCATCGGCGCCTGCAACTTCGCCGGCTTCACAACCATCGCCCTGATCTTCAAGGCGACGGCGATCACCGCCACCGCCGACTGGCAGCACCTCTTCGGTGTCCACAACGCGAGCGCGAACCTCGCAGGGCCCGGCGGCATCTGGCGCGTCTCCGACAACGCCACCTGGGCAGGCCAAGGCGACATCTTCTACTCGACGAGCGACGGCGGCCCCGGCTGCTACTTCCTCGACGGCCTCGTACCCAATGACGTCTGGTGCCTGCTGGTGGTC